TTGTCAAGAATTTTCTTTTTGTGGCAGTGTATCATTTTGAAATTTCTGGGCCTTGATTTTTACTGTAGTTTTGGCATAATCAAGCTATGCAAGACCAGTCAAGCAAGAAAAAGAAGCGCCCTCGTGATCTGAATTTGTTGGCGAAGAAGATTGTTGACCTCGCCACAGAGGGCGAACCCGCCGAAGAACCTTCCGAGAAGAACCCCCACGCCGTAGCCTTGGGCCGCCTTGGAGGGAAAAAGGGCGGCAAGGCCAGGGCTGCCAGCCTTACTCCCGAAGAACGAAAAGAGATTGCCCGCAAGGCTGCTAAGGCTAGGTGGGAGAAATAATTTTAATCTATAAACCTATAAGAAATCAAGTAGTTATATCTTTATGGATGACATATTAGCCTTAATTGAATCTATTAGTTGACAAATCTGGGGAGAAATGCTTTTATAGGTGACATCGATCTCACAGGAGAATAACGATGTCCAAAGATGATTATGAGAACCTTTTAAACTTATTCAAATCCCTTTTTGTGGTAACTTCAGGGATTGGAATCTTCCGTTAATCAAAATAGCATCGCCGAAGATGTTTTCCAGTCGGGCCAAAATGCAGTCAACCTTTTCCTCTAAGACGGTCAACCTTTTGGAAAAATTCAAGTCCTCTTGAGGGAAGGTCTTGAATGTGAGGTCAGGGTTAGCAATTTGTTGAAGCTTCTCAACCTCTTTCCGGAAAAATCCATATCCTTTTGCCGCATGGTTTCAAGTTGACCCATAAGCCCTCCTGATTATTTGTAATATCTCGTTCATTGAACAAGAATCCAGACACCCCCCATCACCCCTTCCCAGGAAGCGATATGTTTTCTTTTCTCTCCACCTGCACTTGGCCAATGCCTCCCTGGGAGAAGAAAACCCGAAACACCAGCTCCCCCGTCAACTTCTCTTCCTTGCATCCCATGATCCGGTCATAGATGCTGGTCACCAGGTCCGTGGCTTGCTCTGAGAAGGGGCGCTTGGGGGCCAAGGGCTACCTTCCTATCATTTTTTGCACAATAAAAGTAGCCGTGCCCACTACAACGCTGATGATAAAAAGAACTTCGCTCATTCTCAGGAAATATTCTAATGGAATCCCGAACCAAGTTAGACCATGAAACATTCTGGTTTCTCCCTTCTATTGAAGTTCCTTTAAAAGCAATAACCTCGCCTTCCCCATTTCGATAGTCACCAAATCCCCTAGACCCTTAATCTTGCCGCTATTGTAAAGCTCCAGGCGGCGGGGACCGATGGTCTGTTTCTGGATGGCGGGGGAGAGTAACTTAAAAAAATCTTCATAATCGCCAAGGAAATGCCCCACGTCTAAGATCGGCCTCCCCCCCGTGCCTATTTTGAGGGGAACAATTTCGCCGGTTTCCGGATCAATCCCTTTGCCGCGCAGCGTGTAAGGCCTCGCCGCCTTTTCGATTTCGTCAATCGGGATGCCGAGTTCACGCCAGGATTTGGTGATATACTGTCGGTTGCAGCGGCAATTCGGGTGCGCGGGGATTTCCGGCCCGCCATTCAGCGGATAAACTTCATCCCGGGCATCTAGCGCCAAACAGGTGAGGCATACCCCTCGCCCCCTCCCCTTGCCGCTCTTGGTGTAATAGGCCCCGTTCTCTGCGGCTGATTGCCACTTCCACCCGCGCATAATCTCCTTGTTGGCTTTGGCAACATCATGGGCGGCATGTACGTTGACAGCTTGAACGTAGGACCTGGCGATAAGGGTGGCATCCTCGCGGGTCATGTCCCATTCCTGAAGCAGCCGACGCACCAGGGCCGGATACCCCTCGCCTTTCAACATCCCGGTCATGATTTCTTGGCGCACAAAGGCGGTATCAAAAGCGGATTCAACCCACTCCGAGAGCAGACGCCCGCCGACAGGCATTTCCTGGGCCATTTGCTGAAGCTGCGCCGCGGTCAGGGAAACATTATTGAAGTCCTTGGCCAAACCGGAAAAGCTTAATATATCATTGTGCACAAGATAAGAATTTGCCCCGGCTACCCCGGTAATCTCGGCAATGCCCATGCCCAAATGCGATTTGATAGCAAGCTGAAGGTCTGAGTATTCATCCAGGAGGGCCAAAGCCCGCTCTTCGCTCCAAGACGGCAACGCCGCCGCCCTAGCTTCAATCATGGTCAGGATTTCGGAATTGGCCTGATCCAGGGCCTTTAGGAGGCGTTCGAGGGCGGCGGTTTCAAATTGGTCTAATGAAAATCTCCAGGAAATAGACTGTATAAGTTGTACTAATTGTAATTTTTCTTGGGGTGTCATGGTAGGATAATGGCCCCATTTTCGGCCAACCATATAAGATTGTTTATGATTTCACTTTGAATTATTTGTTGTTTAGTGAACATGGACTATCTCACCACCCCCAACCGCTCCCGCCGCACCAAAGCATTCGCCTCCTTCACCTGCCCTTCAATCTCCGCCAAGGCAAACATGACCGGCCCCCCATGAATCGAGTAATCCCAGCCGTTCCAGTAGGCTATCGGGTCGGCTCCCATCTTTTGGCATCTAACGCAATCCAGATAGCCATCATAGATGTTGGGAAAGATGGAGCAGCCCCTAGCATTACAAAAAATGCAGCGAGTTTCGGCAAAGACCAGGAAGCGGCGGTGATGGAGAAATTCCATGATTACTCCAGTTCCTCTTCCGTTATTTTCATTAGCTTTTGCTTAAATCTTTCCATGAGCCATAAAACCGTGCCGCCGTCTGCGTACGAAGAAGCGAAAATCTCTTCTCCATCCTTGCTGTACCCAGCGATAATAAAACCTTCGAATTTCCCCTTATAATTCTCAAGCAGCAGATCGGGGTCAAAGTCAAGCTTAGTAACGCCGGTAAAGGGGATAACTTTTCCTGCCATTACCCTTCCCTCGGCCCCAAAAACTGTCGGGGCTTATCTTCCGCCGGAAGCTGAGATTTTCTTTCCTCCAGGGAGGTGGCAATCATCGCCGCCGCCGTGCCCAGGAGACGCAAAGCGGTCACTATGTTCCCAGAGCAATGCAGGACCGGAGGCTGGTTATCATAAGCGGTAATGGTAAGTTGAGCAACCGGGGTGGGTTGTGTCACCGGTAATGCGACTTGAACTAAACGCTCCCTGCCGTTATTTCCTGCCATGGTCAATCCTCCTTACTCCCGTTCCCCCAAGCCCCTTCACGATCCGCCGCAGCCACGTCCCGGTCAACTCCAGGCGGGTGCGGAAGTATAGCAAAACTATCCGGGCCCCTGTCCAGGAGCGGCCTTCAAGGGCATAGAGATGGCGATGTTTTTGGGTCATTAAAATAATGCCTTCCTGCTTGAAAGGCTATGAGATGATGTGTTTGTCCAGAGAAGACGAGAGCCCGTAGCTTTCCGCAGAAAAGCATTTTTAGGCCTCAGACTTCATTCAATCCGTCTCCTTTTCCCAAACTATTCCATTAATACAAGAGCGGCATTTTTGTTGATAATCTATTTTAGTTGCCATTTCACCAGAATCTCCCTTCCTGACGGGATTACCAAATCTTTCTTAAAAATCAGTTTATTGATCTTTGACATTTCCGCATCTCCTGCGGTATCTTGTCCTTTGTGAAAGAAAAACCACCTCTACTCCTCTGCTCCCCCTGTCTCTCCAAAACCTGTGTCGCCTGCCCCGCCCTGAGCACCCCTAAGAGAAGGCAGCGAATCAGGGCGATGTATGCCTTCTTTAAGTCCCCGCCGCTGCTGACGGGACTCGGAGAAAAGCTCCCGCCAAACCCTGGAGATTGAGATTCCGCTGCTCATTGCTCAACATCGCCAGGACCTCCGTTTCATCCACATCGTCTGCAATCGTGCCCCGGCGCTGCATCTCCCTGAGCCAAAGGCCCATGGGAATTTTCCCAGCAATCATGGCCTGGGTAAGAATGGTGGAATCAATCCCCGAGAAGGCCCGGAAATCGGTGTTGACAATCACCGATCCGCCCTTATTGCCCAGTTTGCCCCAGGCCGCGGTATATTGCAGGGCCAATTCCAAGCAGTCCTTCAGGATCATGGCCCAGCCCCGTAATGCGCTGTCGTTTTCGCTCTTATCCTGGCCAGCCTGGGTTGCTGTAACTTGGCCGGTTTTAGGAAGCATCAACGTGAGGCCGAAGAGGGCCATTTTCTCTTCCAGGGCATTCAGTTCCCGGCCCATGGCATCGGCGGGGGCGCTTTCCAAGGCGATCCCCTTGAGATCAGCTTCTGTATTGGTGCTGTGAATCAGATGACCGGCCCCGGTGACCACCTGGCTACCCGCTTCTCCCAGAGCCTTCCCCTGAGCATCTGTAATCCCCTTCCCGAACCACATGGGAACCATCTGATGGAGGGTTTGCCGATAATCAGAGTCGAGTTTCCAATGTGCCAGATTTAATTCGGCCAGGTCCTCCAGGGGAGATAGCGCGGTCATGGCGGAGAGGGGCTCACCCAGCATGATGGTGACTATGGGGATAAAGCCCAGAGTTAGAGCGCCACTCTCGATTTTCACCCACTCCTTCTTTTTGCCCGTGCCTTCCTGCTCTTCCCAGACCTCGAACCGATCCGGCAAGAGGACCCGGATGCGGTTGATCTCCTTGACCCCATAATCGCCGTCGGGAATCTGGAGGGTTTCCCTGAAGCGAACCATTTGCAGGACCTTTTTGCCGTTGACGATCTCGATTATCCAGCCGATCACCTGGGAAGAGCGGATATGAACCCAATAGGACCGGATCCCCTTCGCCTGTTCATCGGCCCGAGTCTCACCGCCTTCAGTTTGCGGATAGTCTATCAGGATGTGAGTCACGCCGTCTTTCAGGGCCGCTTTAAAAACCTCCCTGACAAACCGGGTGAGGTTGGCCCCTTGGAGGTCAATGTTCTCACACCATTCGGCGATCTTTGGCGGGACATCTTCGCCCAGGAAAATGTTTTTTGAGAAGACTTCCCCCACCAGCTTCTCCAGTGTGCGCTTGAAGGCGTTAAAAAGAGAGGTCCGGTCCCGCCGGATTTCCCAGGCCTTTTGCGATTCCGCAGGTTCCTTGGGGAGGTACTTGGCCCCGGCTTTTCGCATATCCCAAGCACCGCCCATGAGGGTATTAGGCAAATCAAGACGGGCTTGGTGAGCAGTATGTTCGGGTAGCGGTGTAGAAACGTCGGCCATGACAGGGCCTCCTTACATGATAAATTCATGGCTGGTAGTAACGGATCGTGGGGTCATAATTCGATAACGAGTCATGTCATACATATGGTCTTCAGTTTCGCTATCAACATCGTCCATATCCCGGGGGTCCCTCGGCAATGCCGGTACAGTTCTTATCCAATGC